TTACCATTTGCATTTGATGTGCCACGTGATGAATTTGGAATTGTAATCATATTACCATTATCGTTATATACACCTGAACCGTTACCAAAACCTAAAATAGTTTGTTTAGTATCAGCAGTCCAATATAAACGGACATGTCCAGTACCAGAAGCGGCACAATTATACCAAACTTTACTTACAGATAAACCGTAGTAATTATTAGCGCCGGTATTTGATGTTGAAGATAAAAGATTTGCCTTTGAACTATCTAAAGCTCCAAAAAGTGAATTAGCTACAATTCGTTTTGTATTTGATTCATCACCAGATGAACCATCAAAAAATCCTGTAAGTTTAATTACAGAATGAGTATTCGTATCTTTTATTACTTGATATGTAAATTGATTTGCCATTTTTTATCCTCTATTTTGTATGCTTCCAGGCAAAGTCAACAACTTTCATAAAATGTTGTTTACTCTTATGTGCCATGTCTTTAACTTTCTCTTTATTTTCATCATTTAAAGCACCGTGAACTTTTAACACTGCATGAGCAGTTTGTCGGTCTACTTTAACAGATGAACCATCTTTAAAACTAATTCTTTTACCTGTACCAGAAGTAACAATATCATTTAAATGATTCATTACATCTTCTTTAACCATTGACATATTAGGTGAAATACTCACACTTTCATCATCATAAGGTATAGTTACAAACTTTTTTAACTTATCTACAAAATACAAAGCAACCCTTTGTCCATTAGGAAATTGTCTAACAGACTTCCTACGCATGACCAAAATTGCAGGAGGATCTTGTGGTCTAGATTTAGATTTTACTTCTTCTAACTCTTCGATCTCTTCTGCAATTGTGTCTGATACAACAAAGTCACTTAGTAATTTCATTATTTTCCGGCAATAGATTTTTGTGCGCCTACACGGCCTTTATTATATGCCATGCCTACAGCTGCTGGAGTTTGTCTAATTACACCAACAGTTTTAGAAATGCCACCTAAAGCTTTACCAGCTAATGAACCAATTGCGTTACCTGCATCACCAAGAGCATCAGCACCTTTTTCTAAAGTGTCTCCTACTTTTTTAACAATACCTTCTTCTAGGTCTTCGTCTTCTTTATGCATACGTGTTTCATGGCCTTTTACTTCTTTTTTAGCCACTTTTGTAGCAACACCAGTCATCATTTTTTTATCTTGTGCTGCGTCTTCATGATCTTCTTCACTATCGCATTTTTCAGCTTCATCAAGAATGTCCGAAACATCATCATCAAGTTGTGTTTCTTCTGTAGCAAGTGGCATACCACCAACTAATGTAGCGCCAACTTCTTGTTTTTTAGCTTCAATAGCTGCTGTTACACGGTCATAGAGTGCTGAATACATTGTCTCACGAACTCCTACTGCGTCTCCGTCAGCTGCGTAATCGATAATTTGTCTTGGGTCTGTCATTTTATTAATCTCCGATTGATTATTAAGTTATTTATATTACTTTGGTAAGTCTAGAGATTTTATTTTCTTCTTTAAGATTTAAATCTCCACCGCCAGTGTCCTGTGGTTGTCCAGGTGGTGCTTCAGGCATAGCTTGTGTCATGGTTGGTGACTGTGCAGCTTTACCATTTCCTTCGATTTCTACACCAATATATGGCATATCAGCCGGCATAGGAATACCATCTTTACGTTCTTTTTTAATTTCAGCATCAATCTTTTGAATATCATCATCATTGAATCTTAATACGTTACGGCGGATCCAATCCATAGAATAGTAACGGCCAGTATAAGCATCAATTGATGATAATAAAGTTAATCTTTCTCTTAATAATTCTGCATCTTTAAGTTCAGCAAAGTTATTATCTTTAATAAAATCATAATAGATTTGTTCTTTAAATTCAGTCCATTCTTCATCGGTACAAATACCTTTAAGAACACATTGAACTCTTAAAGCATGATCAAATAATTCGGTAAACTTGTTTCTTAATTTAGATACAAATTTAGAAAACTTTAATTCATCTCTAGTAATTTCAGTGGCACGACCAATAGAAAAAGCAGTGCTTTGTTCTAGTCTTGAGATGGGCACATTGAGACACTTGTAAAGTTTCTTCTCAAAGTATTTTACATCTTCCAACTCACCAAGGTTTTGACCACCTGGTAATGTTTGAATTTCTGTACCTTTACCACCTTCTCTGCGTGGTAACCAAAAGTCTTCCATCATTGAAAGGAACTTACGGTCGTCACGAACTTCACCTGTGTTAGCATCATAGACAAGTTTGTTTTTATACTTGACCATAATGTCACGGAGGTATTGTTCCGCCTTCATCTTAGGTAGATTACCTACATCGATGTAGAATATACGTCTTTCTGGGGCTCTAGAGATACGGTAAATAACAACCGCATCTTCAATCATTCTTAATTGATTGAGAGGTTTAATAGCTTTATGTAAGTAGGATAAAACTGATGCTCTACGAGAATCCATAAGACCAGAATTGACATTAATAATAGCATCTTTTGCAATTCTAGCTCCTACTGGTCCATAATTACTTTGTGAACCATTAATTGATTTGTCATTAAAGATGTAGTATTCATTAACTACATTCATCAATTCAACACCACTACGTGGGTCTTTATCTTTTTTAACTTCACGAATCTTACGAATCTTTCGTGGGTCAATATATCTTAATTCTTTAATACCAGTTATTGGATTATCTTTATCTACCATAATTTGATAAAATAGACGACCATCAATATAGTATCGTTTGAATATGTCTTGTGACATATTGTTATAATTGAGAAGTTTTAAAATAGTATTAAACTCATTCTCAATTGCTTTTTTAATCTTATCTGATTGTTCTAATTTATCTAAAACAATTTTAGTAGAAGTTCCATCATCATCTTGAACAATGGCTTCATTTACAATGTCTTCAATAGCTGATTCAACTTCTGGTTGCATGGCCATTTCACGATAGCGACCAATGAGTTCTACCTCATTCTTAGCGGTACCGTCTAAATCAACATATGTGCCGTAGTATGCGGCTTGGGAAATGGTAAGAGCGCCGTCATCATTAGGTGGCGGTACAAAAGACTGTTGAGAAGCTTTATTTTCATCGTCTTCTTGACGTGAAATTTGAAAACCAAAAAGTGAAAATGCCAAAATTATACTCCTTCAAGTGTCAAAATGTATAAAGGGGAAAGACCTAAGTCTTCCCCTAATACGTAATATAACATAATATTAACTAGTAGTATCAGATTCCCAGAATTGATAAGCTAGTGTAACACTAAACTCTTCAATACTATCATTTGTTCCCCAATCAAGTTCGATTGGTGATACATCTGTTGGGAATAAACCTACAAAGTTATAAGTTTTTAATGGTGCACCAGTTTTACTAAACTGTGTAACCTTAGCATCAGCTGTATATAACAACTGATTAAATGCAGCTGGATTTCTAACGTTGAGAGAATGGCTGTTTAAAGCATCCATCCATGATTCAAATGCATTACGCACATTGAAATCTTCATCGTTAATAATTGTAATAGACCAATCCGGGAAGGATCTATTGCCTGCAAATTTAAGTTCACGACCAAAGTAATACAATGGTGCTGTTCCAACTGTTGAACCTGGCAACTGTGCTGTCTTAGCAAGGAAAGAAAGTCTTTGACCTGCTACGGGTGAATTAGCAACTGCTGGGAAGGTTAACGAAACCTGGAACAGATTTGGACGAGCACCATCTCCTAAAAGATTTGCTCTAAATTCTGTTACATTAAATGCCATGTTTTTTCTCCTATTATTCTATTTATTAGAATTTCCCAACGATTTCACTAAACTCAACACCTGTTCTTACAGCAATGAAGTTCAACTGGATAAAGTTGATTGAACGTGCTGGTTTGATATAGATGTCACCAACAAACTGATTAGAATCAATAACTTGTGGAGTATTATTTGTTGTATCACAAACAACTCTATAGTCATAGATACCACGGCGACCTTTAACATCTCTCAAGAATGGTTCTACTAATGCAATGAAAGATGCACGTGTAAACTCATCATTGAATTCAAAGAGAGAAAATTTAGCAGCCACAGCAATTGCTTTTTCAAGCACAATAAACAATCTACGAACATTGATACGATCAAATGCAGATGGTTTAGCTTGAAGTGTTTTGTCACCAAATAAGACTACACCTTGACCAGGGAAAGCAACTACAGGATTAATACCAGCTGGATAGATTGTATCTCTGTCTGTTTTATTTGGATTCCATGCTAGTTTAACAACGTTTTTAATAATACCACGATTGAAACCAGCAGGTGACCACCATGGATCTCTTACGTTATCTGTATATACACATAGACCAGCAGTATCACCATTGAGTGGTACATAACGATAAACGTTATTGTATTTGTCAAATTGGTATTTCCAACCAGAATCCATAAATGCATATGAACTGTTGATTGTTAATGTGTTATTTCTATATGTAACAAGTTCGTCAGCAGTATTAACAGGATTGTCAACTACAGTAGCTCTAGTTGGTGATAAGAAAGCAACACAATCTTTACGTGTTGTAGCTAAATCAGCAATGTAATTTTGTAAAGCGGCTGACACTTCAGAAGCATTACCTCCAAGAAGAAGTGATACGTCTACTTCTTCAGCACTACCAAATAAATCCCAACCTGATGTATATTCATCTGAAATAGCTGTTCCTGTGCTACCATCAAGGCCACCACTTAGTGAATTTTCTATATTAGGTGTAGTAGTACCAAAGTTTGTACCTACAGCAGATACACCCCAACCTGTTGCCCAATGTGCAGCTATGTAGATGTATTGTGAATTATTAAAGATTTTAGTTACATAATAGTTTGGTGAACCATCATCATTTTTAGCATCTGATGCTTTTGATACGTGAGCAAAAGTTTCTAAAACTGTACCAACTTCACCTGAAATTTTACCTGTCCTATCGATAACTGCAATATGTAATTCGTCATTTGAACCGCCAACCGATGAAGCATAGATTGAAGTACCTGGAGCACTGTCAAAATATGTAGAAAGATCAACAACAACACCATTAACATTTGTGTATGTCCAACTAGAAAAACCTGTTGCTGCGCTGTTAGCACAAGCAACAACATCAAGATTATTACCTAAATCACCAGGATATCTTGCATAGAATGAACCAAAAGAAGCAGACGTATTTGCTGTCCAGTTATTTTCGTAATCATCTTCATTTTGAATTAAATTACCAACACCTTGTGATGTTGCGTTATTTGCTGAAGAACCTAAAACTTCATCAACAACACGAACAACTCGAAGATTATTACCATATGCTAAAAAGTTAGCAGCGGTTAGGAATGATACGTATGTATTACTATTAGGCTTACCAAAACGATTTACGAGTGTTATTTCGCTATCAACAAGAATTCTTTTGTTTACTGGACCCCAAACGAATTCACCAACAATGGCACCGGCTGTAGTTGAAACTGAAGGTATGACCGTGGTTAAGTCAATTTCAGAAACATTTACGCCTGGAGATAATTGAAACCCCATTTTTTTCTCCTTATAATTTTATAATATGTGGGAATATAGACTTTGCTATACATGTATTTATGAATCGCAACTTTTATAGACCCTTTGTTATATCTTTGAAATATTCAGCATAAGGTTCACCTGAACCGGATACCCAAACATCACCATCTTCTACTACAAAAGGCACATCCAAACCATCATTTAGTTCACCAACTGGTAATATTTCTTCATCTACTTGTGAAAAATGCTGTAATTGTAATTGTTTTCGTATGTCATGAGATACAATATCTTTAAAATACTTTTGGGTGGTCATCCAAGCGAATAGAACAAGGGTCATAACAAGATCGTCATTAGCACCTTCTTCTGCTTCATATGAACTTCTACCAGCTACAAAAGTTGAAAGTTCAGATATAGTATCAAAATCTTCAATTAATAACTTGTCGGACTCTATTAATGTTTTTAAATTAGAACATCCGGCACGTTTAACAAGAGGTGTCATACGAACACCTAATTGCACTCCTCTACCAAAGCCAGCTGAAATCTGCTGAGCTTTCTTATTACCCGTCATAATCTTCACTAAGTTTTCATACTCTAGGTCAGAATGTAGAATCTCTGCTACCTGTGGATTATTATTTATCTCAACCAAAATGTAAGCATTATTATAATATCTAGCCGCATTATGAATAATGGTAGGAAAAAGTATAGGTGAAATAGCCGCACTCTTATACTTGGCCACAAATTTATATGGTGTGGTCGATACATCTATCACGGTAAATGCTGAAGAATCTAGTTGTTTACCCTCAGCCACATCTACACAGATAGCATATAAATGGTCTTTTACGGAACCATCTTCATTTTCTTTAACCGGATGTTCATAGATATCCATATCCTGGTGCTTACCTAAAGCATTTGTATATCTCATAGACTGTAATTTAGGACCAGAGATAAGTGTATTAGAAGACCCTAAAAACTCTGTTTCAAACTCTTGTCTGAATTGGTCTTCACTGGTATTACGAATAGTTTCTTCACGCCATTTTTGATCACGACCTGGAACATCCGACCAATGAATATTAAGTGGTACATAACTACTCTTCTTTTCTTCAGCATCTTTCCACATCTTGTAGAACAAATTCATACCGTTTGGTGTAGAAACGATAAAAATCTTGGTAGATTTACCAGAAGAAATTACAGGATAAACTGAGTTAAAAAACTCGGTCGCCATATTAGTTGGTACGAAAGCAAACTCATCTAAGAATACTAGATTGAAAGAACCTCCTCGAATCGCACTTGATGATGTCGAAGCAGATATAATCTTAGAACCATTTTCTAATTCTACATTACCTTTATTCCATGTTACGATACCTTGTTGCAACCAGATAGGTAAGTTTTCATAAGCTAGTTGATACTTGGCAAGAATGTCACGTGCTAAAGAACCTTTATTGGCTAGAATAGCAACGTTCTGTGAATCTTGAAATAGTGTATGCCAAAGAAGATAACCTACTGTTGTGGTGGTTTTACCAACCTGACGAGGCATCTTCATGATAACAAAACGATTATCTCTAAACGTTGCTATCATCTTTCTTTGAAAGTCCCACATTTTAAATGGGATAAGACCTTCATCAACGTTTACAATCTTTATATATTTTTCAACAAAGTAAACGGCATCTTGTGAACATTTAATATACTCAGCAATTTCTTCTTGTGAAAAGTTATACTTAATACCTACTCGTTTGAGTAGAGGGTTGTCCCGATAGGTTTCTTTATCACTCATTATCTATAGTTTTAATTTCATTCTTAATCATTTTAGAAAGTTCAGCAGTTGAACCTACAAATATTGCAGCCTTACCCACATTCAATTGTGCTTGATTTTTAGCACCAGTAATGTCTTTCATTTGTTTTTGTAGATTGATTAATTTCTCATTGACTTCTGCCACGTTTTTAATCATGGTAGCTGCTACTTCAAAAGCTCTTGGATGTTCTGATTCTCTAGCAATCTCTAGTATATCATCAATAGCATTATTACCTTTGCTTACAATATCTCGAAGTGCTCTACGAGAAGCTTCATAATCTTTCATTAGATCATCTTGTAGAATCTTATCAACACCTTTAGCATCAAGTAGTTGAGGTTCTTCTTGAACTATTGGTAATTGTTCTATCTGTTTATTGATAGGATCAGTATCAAATATTTCACTCATATTTTCATCAAATTTAGACATGATTTTTAAATATCCGGGAATTCAGTTATAACTGTCGTATATGTATAATTATCACTAGCATTAGCAGTGGGTGGATTTGGAGTTACTACAATTTTAACTAATTGTTCAGGACGTAACATTGCTGATTGTATTGTATAAGTTGCACCTGTTTTTGCTGCATATAAAGGTTTTGAAGATACAAAATTGCCATTTAAGTTATCAATTACTAATTTAAATGTATCATTATTCCATGTAACAACTCTTGCAGATGCAGTTGCAGTATCAAAAGAATATCCTTGATAAACAAACTCTCCTTCTTGATATGAACCAAGACCACCTGTTGCCATGTTAAGTTCAATTTGAGATTGACCTAATAATGAATCATCAAAAATATTTGTGAAAGATGCTTTAATAATTTTAGGTTCAGATATAGCACCATAAATGAAACCTTTAACAGTAAAATTTAAAGTCCAAATAACTGTTCGAGTTTCTTGTTCACGATCACCTTCATATTTAACTTCATATTCTGTGTTTTTTAATAAAACAGGAATGTTTTTTATAACTCCCATTTCTGGAATTAAATTAACTTTAAGTGTATAATCTGGTGTAAAAAATGGTAAAATGTGTTCAATAATTTGAGTACCATCTTCAACGTTTCTTACATATATGAATAATGAAAAATCAAAGTCATATGGAACAGGATTGTATTGAGATAATACTGTATCAGCATTAGATGCTTTGGCAAAGTTTTTAATATTAGTTAATTGTTTTCTTGATGAATCATATTGAATACCAGTCATTTCAAACGACATTCGAGGTAAAGTTGTTTGAACTTTTTTATCCAAATATGGATCATCTTGTAAACGCATCACATAACGTTCTTTGCCTGCATAAGCAATAGGCACTTTCAT